CATCAAAAGTAATACGACCATTTCCACTACCAACACCTTTACCGGTAACTTTACCGAGATAACCAGCTAGCTTTGACTTAGATACATCAGATACAGCAGGGTCAGTAGTTCCACTGGTCTGCGTAACATCACCTACTTGTACATCACTATCAAAACCACCTAGGTAATAAACCTGTCCATCACGGCCTTCAGACACTGAAACACCAAAATGCGCCTCAATCTGCTCTGCGTAAGTCTTACCTGCACGCATAGTAATACTCATCAGTTTGTCAAGGGCAAAAGCACTACGAATGGAAGAAACATTAATAACACCATCAGTAGAAATATTGAATTTAGCAGATGCTAAGTTACTACTAAAACCAAAATCATCATCAGTAGAACCAGATGACATAGATAGAGGAGAACGTATACTATTAACGTCCAACTCAAACAAAGGCTTAGGAAGAAGATTAGTCAGATAATCTAAAGGCGCATTACGATAATGAAGAGAAAGATAACGCTCAAAAAACTTAGCATTAACATCACCTAGAGACAAAGAACCCTTCATGCCATCAAGGTTGAAAGAAGAAACGTCATAAGGCTCATAGGTAGTATTACGATAAAAATCATTATACACCTTATTATAGGCAGCCATACGGAACAAAGAAACATTACCAGTAAAACCACCTGTATAATCCTTGGAATCGCCAAAACGACGAACAGCTCCATAACCAAGCAAGTCGAGCAAACGTAAGGCATTATCCTTAGTAGGAAAACCGTGCAAATCTTTACCAGTCAAACTAAAAGCAGCATCAAACAAAGTCTTGCGACCTACACAAGGAACCAAAGAGGGGACTTTAGAAGAATGAGAATCTGACAAAAGACGAGAACGAAAATCAGTCATACCAGTAATAAATTGGTCGAACTCATGCCAAATTTGAGAATAAGGGATGTAAAAAAACTCATAAACACTACGCATAGAAATAAATGCAGCAGTATTCATCGGAAGAGTACGCATGAAATCACTAGCTTGAATCTCAACATGGTCATGAAAATTCAAATCTAAAGACAAGATAGGAAGGAGCGCGCCAGCAGGGGCAGTAAACAAATGTTTCTGAGATACATCGAAGGCATTACGCGGTCGATTAGCCTTGCTAGGCTTAATTTGGGGCATTTTCTTCATAACACCATAATTTACTAATTAAACAAATATAATATCATTAAAACAAATGTGAGCATTAAAAGCAACACACAAAAAACAAACACATTATCACTTTTCATAATAGATTACTAATTAATTAATAATTCGAACACCATCAATATAAGAGTTCTTAATCTTCTTAGACTTATTACGCTTTTGAAATTTAGACAAATTTTGATTTACGAAATTCTCATAAAAGCCAGTATTAACAAAATTAGAATAACGCTGAAAAAAAGAAATATCATCAAAAATATCAACTTTACCATGAACAGGATAACCAAAAGGATAAGCACCACACATGGCAGCCTTATAACCAACTTCATCAACCATATCATTAAATAAAGTATAGAATTGGGTCATAACATCACTATTCTTCATAACCTCATATCGGTCAAGCAACTCAACATACAAAGAACATGGGTGTGTCCAATTACCAAAATAACCTATATCAATTTCCTTACCGACTTTCCAAGCGGTACGAGACGCATACCAGTTCATATCATTGTCTAACTCAAGTAGATAGAACTCGGTAGGGTATGTGCGTTCATACCATCGCCTATAAGTCCAATCACGAAACTTGGCTATAAACTGATGTAGAAACAATCGATTATGTTTACCATATTGCCACATACAATGCGCCTCACGTGCAGCTGCTAACCATTCAGCGCGCCTTTCTGAATAAGCGAAATAAATCCGTAATTTCGTACCATAAGAAATTTGGCTATATCCTTTACACTTGACGAACAAGGAATTGCACAAATCGCGGTCGAGCGGAACACTAACGAGCTCGGACTGTTTCGTTTGCTCATTATACATTTGTACGTCTCTTCGATAAGTTCCTTTTCGGACTTGTCGCAATATTGTTTCACGACTGCACTTGTAACTTCCGATAATCGGGTTTCGAGAACCGAGGTGGAACGGACGCGTACAGCGGTCGACCAAAACCTTAGGTAAATTAAGGTTGCCAGCAATGTATTCCGCAACATAGAATGCTCCGTTGGCATCGCACATTTTAATATTGTCGGCGGTATTGGATACACGCGCAAACGGCCTAAATGCAAAATTGTTACGTCTTCCTGTACCTCTTTCAAATCTACCCCAGCTTTTAACGATAACATCCTTAATTTCTCTTGCAATAACCTCATTATCGAAGAAAAGCAAACCATGGTAGTGCGGACGGAGAGTAGTCGGGCCATACTCCGAGGCGATGTAATATCTAACTTTTGTTTCATCTTGTGATATATTTAATTGTGACAAATTCCAACGAACACGTTTCATAAAATTCTGTATATCTTTCTTACAACAGGAACCAAACAAAGTTTTATCATCTATACCTTCAATTTGGGGCATATATTCCTGATAATCAAAGCACAATTCACCTTTCTTATCAATATAATTCAAAGGGCAACTATCGAACATAAATTCAGTACGACCAATAGGACGAAGTTGAGGAATACCATTCTTATCAACAATCATTTCCCATTTCGGAAGAAAAACATTAGAATAAGTTAAAGTAAACATAACAGTATACTTATGCTTAAGTATCTCATTACGAACACGTGTAGCTTGCTTAGATGCAAGTGTATTAAGACACGCAACACACTTATTACAGGGGGTTAACATAAGCTTACCAGTATTCTTGTTAACAACACATTGAGGAGATAAGCAACCGCCAAATATCTTAAACTTACTATAATCTAACATACTACTGAAACTTTATGTAAAAAGTATAAAGGCCATCTTTACTAAAATAATCAATAACATTAATGATATTGAAATGAATCAAAGTCTCAATCACACTTTGACACTTGTCAAATGTTCTTACATTAATATCATTAAAAATGATAGTCGTATAATCAGGATTGACACCAAACACAATAAATTCAATGTCTGCTCCAAGCAATTCCAACAACAAATTGTGTAGAACTGAATTATTATTATTATTCTTGTCACTCATATTATATTATAGGTTTTTTGCAAAGATATAAAATAATACATAATGCCAATTATGATAAATAACAAGCAGATATAACTCTTCTAAGTGTTAAAAGTGTGCTAAAAAGCAAATGTATTATGTCTTTATTGCACGCTAATTGCTTGTATTTTAGTATCTTTGCAGCGTTTTTCAAACAACATAAAGTCTAACTTTATTAATTTACTTTATTTATTATTTATGTCTAATTTAAAAAATGTACAGCCGCTGAGCGATTTCAACTGGCAAGAGTTTGAGAACGGCAGCCCTGTAGAAGTAAGCAAGGATGCTCTTGAAAAGGCTTACGATGAAACCCTTAACAAGGTTTCTGAGCATCAAGTTGTTGATGGTACGGTTATCTCCATCGACAAGAAGGAAGTTATTGTTAACATCGGTTACAAGAGCGACGGTGTTATCCCTGCTTCCGAATTCAGATACAATCCCGACCTAAAAGTTGGCGACACTGTTGAAGTTTACATCGAAAATCAGGAAGACAAAAAGGGTCAACTGATTCTTTCGCACAAGAAGGCACGTCTTAGCAAAAGCTGGGAGCGTGTTAATGCCGCTCTTGAAAACGAAGAAGTTATTCAAGGTTACATTAAATGCCGCACCAAAGGTGGCATGATTGTAGACGTCTTCGGCATCGAAGCCTTCCTCCCTGGAAGTCAAATCGACGTACATCCTATCAGGGACTACGACGTATTTGTTGGCAAAACCATGGAATTTAAGGTGGTTAAAATCAACCAAGAATTCCGCAATGTGGTTGTTTCGCACAAGGCTCTTATCGAAGAAGAACTTGAAGCACAGAAGAAAGAAATCATTTCCAAGCTCGAAAAAGGTCAAATCCTCGAGGGTACGGTTAAGAACATCACCACTTATGGTGTATTCGTTGACCTCGGTGGTGTTGACGGACTT